GCTTTTTTAAGAACTTCATAAGGTTCGGAGAAAACCAGCCACTAACACTCGTTTGGCAAGATTGCTGATTTTGTGGTTCATTCACGTTTGCGTTTCGCATAATATTTTGTTTAAAATTGATAATTTATTTTTCCGAAGTCAGCAACCTCGCCAAGCGAGATAACGTTATAACGAATAGCTACGATTCTGCTTCGATTGAATTATATTTTTCAACTGCTGTAAACGGTTGCATTGTTTCTAAAACTTTTTCTTTTTTGTGCCAAACTTCATAACTTCCTCTTAATGTACAATAAAGTTGTTTATTTTCTTTTGTACTACTTGCAAAAATTACTTTTTCTTCACTTTGCCATTCTCTTAATGCTTCTAAATCTACTGTGTGTGTTTTCATAATTACTTTTAGTTTAAATTACCCGCTACTTCTTATAACAGGTGTTTGTATCTACCAGCCGAAAACACAATGCGTGTAGGCTGGCATCTACAAGCACCAAAACGTTGGGCAAAACTACTATTTACCTATAATTTTTCTGTTATTTCATCTATTTGACTTTCTAACAACATATCATAAATATTTATATCTCCCTCTCCTACATAAATCTCTTCAATATAAACTTCGGGGTATTCAGCAGGTTGTAGATAAGTTGCAGGATAATACCTACCCTCAACTTTAAAATGCACTATTAAAGGCACTCCGTAATAATCAATTGTTTTTATTTCCATGATTTATTCTATTTTTCTAAATTCTTTTTCCGCCAAATATACTGAAATAAATTTATTTTCAGGTCTTAATTTTTGTTCATATTTAATAATAGCTTCAAGCCAATCATCATCAATATCTTTTAATAGAACATATTTTAAAGGCTCTGTTCCATCTATACCTCTACCACCGCGAGATACAACCTCTCTAATTTGTTTATGCGGGGCATCATCATAAAGGCTTAAATCTTCAGCCTCTACTTTATTTACACTTCTTCTTATGTAGTCACAACCACCATCTAAAATATATGTTTCTCCATTAGCATCTAAATGAGATACATAATCATGTCTGTGCTTTGACTCTAGTACTGTTCCATCAGGAGTACGTATTGCTGAATAAATTAATTGTTTTTCCATAGTTTAAATTTTAAAAAGTATTAATCGTTTTCTAATATTTTTCGCGGAATAAAAAAGTAAAAGAACAGAAGATTCCTTAACCCAACTAAGCCTAGGTCTAAATTTATACTCAATAAATATTCCTATAAGTAGTATTAATATTGTTTTCATATTTATAAGTATTTAAAACCAATCATCATTTCCCTGAGTTACCTCCGTAGGTTCTTTTATTAAAGGATAGTTTTCTAAATCAGGTTTTATATCTACTAAATCAAATTCTAAACTAACATCTTTTTTAACCTTATCTCTTAATTCCTGTGGCACATTTTTATTTTTTCTGCCATAAAATTGACCTATAGAACCATTTTTAAAAATTTGAATATCATATTCTTTATTATCATAAATAAAAGTGTAGAAGGCATAACTATGTAAAGTAGTTGCATAATTAGTTCCAATACAATGTTGTTGTTTTATACCTTGTAAATACATATCATAAGGTGTGGATAATCTTTTAAAATCAAGACCTCTTTCTGTCCACAGTTTAGTAAACCTTTCTTTTATATCATATTTATATTCTTTAGAATAACATTCTGCATTTTTCTTATTTACTTCCCACATTGCAGAGTCATGTAATTCTTCTAGTTTATTAACTCCCGCAGGAATTTCTATTTCAATGTCATTTTCGTGACACATAGAGATATAATCTCTGAGTAAATCCCTAGACTCTGAGTCTAAATTCTTATAAAGTCTTAAAATATTCTTTTTATCTTTCGCTAAAATCATAGGTTGCAAATAATCGAAGTGGTCTAAACCAAATAATTTTATAAAATCCGAATCAGAAATAAAAGAAAAACCTAAAAACTTTTTAGCCTCACTTAAAGAACTAAAACTTTGAAAAAACTTGTATTCCCATAGAGCAGGATACCCTTTCACCCATTCGTATTTCTTCCCTACAAAAAATATAGTTTGTAACCCTGTACATTCTTGTCTTATCGTTTTTAAAGTAACGGAACGAAAGTTATCTCCGTTTTTACTAATCATAAGTCTTCCTTTAGGTGTAAGTAAATAAACATATCTTGCCTTTTTCTCAGTCCACTCAACTTTTTTACCTAATTTACTAATATTTCCCTTGGTGATGGCTCTTCCTGTGTAAAGAACAGATTTTTTATTTTCATATACACCTATTCTAGTATATAAAGAGCCTGATTTTTTTGATATTTGAAAATCAGGAAATTCTTGTTTAAACAGTTCAGTTCTTCTATCTATAATTCTTTTTAACATCCTGTAAAATATTTATATCCAAAAAATATTAATACTACCCAACAAATAATGTCGGCTAAAATAACTAAAGTTCTTTTTGTTTTATAATTCATTGTTTTCATTTTATTAAATTTTTTAGTTCATTAATCAAAGGATTTATATTTTTACATATAGCTTTATATTCAGCTTTTGAACACATTGGATTATTTTTTAATTTTTCTTTACTTTCTATTAGTTCTTTTATTCGCGCAAAAATAAAATTAACAGAAATAAATTCTAAATCATCTTCATAAATTTTATCAGAACACCAAGAGATAAGACTACTATTTAATTCTTTAAAATCTTCACATGTTTCTTGATACTCTTTTAAACCAAGTTGAAGATAAATTTTTTGAGGTGTGTTTTTCATAATTTATTATTTTTTTATTTTCGCCGTAAAAAATTAAAAGCAGTAAAAGAACTGATTAATTTTCAACAAATGTAAGGATAAAATATTTACTGTGCAAGTAAAAGTAGATAATTTTTTATTTTCACGCAAAAAAGATTAAAAAAGAACAGAAAAAAGAGCCTATACAGACTCTTTAGTTATTAATGTACATTTCCATAGGAAGTTGCAAACTCAGGTTCAGATTCAAACTTTATAGGTTGATTAAAAATTTCATTTACTTTGTCCATACTTTCTTTTATAACCTTTCTTGCCCAATCTTCGTAACCTATTGGTATATAGAAGCTTAGCTCATCATGTATTGTCATAATTGGCTTAATACCTGATTGAATTAAAAACCACAAAAAAGTGTCAAATACACAAGCTCCAAAGTTTTGATTACATGCCGAAAATTTAATATGGTCTGCCGTGAGTAATAGCCACAGTTTAGTAAAAGGATTATAAATCCAATTTCTACCATCAATGGTTTTAACTTTTAAATCCTCTGTAAATTTCTTCACACTCCAATTTAAATCCCAATAGGTTTTATGAAGAGCTTGCCCTATTTTTAGGGGAACACCTGCTGTTTCTGCTATTTTTTTAGCAGATGCTGAATAAGTGGCACTATAATTAGTGGTTTTACAAGTATGACGAACCTTTGACAACCTTATAAACTGCTCTGATAACTCCTCTTCCGTATAAACTTTAAATATTTCAGGTAAATCCTCTAATTTCTTATTTTTATCTTTATACCACTTAAAGAATTTAATTTCATCTTCAGACATAAAATCTCCTAGCTCTGCAATACGTAAGTGTGCATCATATCCAGGAGTATTTAAAGTTTCAACATATTCAGGGTCATAGGGATATATGCAACATTGCTTTGTTTTATCCTCTAATGAGCTTAAATCTGCGTTTACAAATAACATCCCTTCGGGAGCAATTAAACAGCTTCTAACTAAGTCTCCATATTGAGAATTATTTGAGGGTAGGTTAACTATAGGTTTATTATGCTTTACACGAAAAGTTTTTGCCATTCCTGACCAACTTGCTTTTACATAACCATCTTCGTCCATAGTGTCTAAAAACGCTTTTAAATAGCCTGCCCTATGTTGCGCAACAGATAGTCCATCCAATGCTTCTAATTCAGGAACTTCTTTAATCAACTCTTTTATACTACTACATAATTCTTTATTATCGTCTCTAAGTTGTGGGACTTTTCCATTAGCTCCATCTTTAAATAACTTAGGTTTCCAATTTTTTGATAGAAGATAATCCTTCATCTGTTTTGTTGATTGACAGTTTGGTGGAGTTTCTGAAACTATTTCATTTATATCTCCATCATAATCATCAGGTAGGTTGAGTTGTTTAATCATATTTAACCACTTTTCTCCAACCATAGAAAGTTTCCCATTTGCTTTGTATAAATTTTTAGGCTTTTTTCTTACTACAATATTTTTAATTGGAGGTAAGATAGAGTTTAGTTCTATCTCCTTTTTTTGAATAATTTCTTCTAAAAATTTTAGGTTTTTTTTACACAGTTCAACATCAAGCTTAATTTTATTATTTTCTTGTACATGTAAGAGTTGCATTTTAAAGTTACACCTAGCAATAGGAGAATGAATTTCATCATCTGTTTCATACAACTCTCTAAGTAAGGCTAATTGTTTATCCCAAAGTATACAATTTATTTCAACATCTCGGCGACATCTTGCTTCTGCTTTATCATAATCAAGATTTTCCCACTCTTCATTAGAAATCTTTACTTTTTCATATCCAAATTCAATACCATAGTCCTCAAGCCCGTGCTTTAATCTATCATTTGATAAATAGTGACTCAAAGCTAAAGAATCAATAATCTTTGCTTTAAAATTAATATTTGGAAACATTATTTTAAGGGCGGGTAAGTCGTAAGCAAGAAAGAAATGTCCTACAATAGTACTATTAGGATTTTCAAATACTTTAGCAATATCCTCTTCTTTATTTGTAGACTTTATATTCCATTGACCATTAGATTTCCAACCAACAGACATAACGTGTAAGTCCTCTTTAGACTTTAGTTTGTCTAATAATCCCTTTGTTTCTATGTCGACTACTAATGCCCCATCTAAATTAAACTTACTCATTTATATACCCCTCAAATTTAAATAATTTCTCAAACTCTTCAATTTCTCTGCAAAACTTCTTACCACTACTTATCTGAACATAGATATAAGCTTTTAACCATTTTCGTGTGGATGGGTCTTTCATTTCTATTGTTTCTTGTATGTAGTAGTCTTGTTGTTTATAATTGTAGTGTTTTTTCATTTATTCTCTGTTTTTAATTCTTTTTTGCGGAAAAATTCAACATATCTTTTAAGTCTTCGGCAATTTCTAAAGATTCGTTCTCATCTCCATCAATAATAAACCTATCTTCTTCATATTTTATTGTGGCATTTTTATATCTTGCATTGAAATAATTAACAATATCTTCTATGCAAGTCTTTCTTTTTAAACTCATAATTCTTTCTGCCCACTCCTTAACTTCTTTTGGTGTTTCCATAATTATTCTGTTTTTTATTTTTTACGGCGAAATTAATCTTCTTTCCAATAATGAGAAAACCCATCATACAAAGCCTGTTGTAAATCTTCAAAATCTTTTACTTTTCTATATAATTCTGTAGAGCCATCAACCCAGTTAAAATAAAATAACTCATTGGTTTTTTGATTAAATTCAATATCTTCACGGTCTCCAAATAAATGAGGTTTTTTAGGATATTGAAATAAACCAACTGACTCTAATTGTTCTTTACTTATTCTCATTTTTTAATATTTTTTGCATATTCTTCAGATGATGTCCCATCTAAAAAAGCAAGTTTAGCATCTGTTAAATCTATGTAAGGAAATATATCATGTGGGTCTCCTTTAAACTCACAGGCTTTATATAACCATGAATTAAAATTTTTTTGTAAGGTCATATTACTTGTATATCGTATATTTCATGTAAAAACTCTTCTTGATTTAATTCATCTCCTATTAAATCTTTTATTTTATCTAAAGATAATATTAGAGTTCTTTCAGGTTCATCTTTAAATTGCCCATCAGTCCAATCTTTATTATCTACTGTGTATGTTATTTTTATTGATTTCATAATTCTGTATTTAAATTCTTTCTTATTATTGTATCTACTTTATTACTTAAATCTTGGAAATATAGTGTGCTTTGAATAGCTTCTGTATCTGCTATTTCATTGTTTAACATTTCTGTTAATTTTAATAAATTTTCTCTGTATTCTTTTATTTCCGCCGTTCTTGGATTGAGCTCATCTAGTAATTCTTGAATGAGAAAATTAAGTACAACTAATTTATGAGCCAACTCTACCATTCTTTTAGGATTCATTATCATTTATAGTTTGTTTTAAATCATATATTGCATCTTCTAAAACTTCTATTTGTTCATCTCTTGCTGAAACTATGTCTTGTAAATCCTGAACCTCCGATTCTAATCTTAAAATTTCTTGTACCAAAGCATCAATACCATCTTTGGCGTAATCTACATTTCTTTCTAAATTTCTGTCCATATTAATAAATTTTATCTGTTGTCCAACGGTATTTAACATCTCCAAAATATTGATTGAAATTATCATCAAACCATGAGATTTGTTCTTTTATTCTTACTTGCCGAATTTTAACCCAACCAAAAAATTCATTTGTTACTATAACTTCGCCCGAAAATAAACTTAAATAAAAAGCTGAAAAAACTATTTTGTCTCTATATTTTTGTTTCATCTTTAATTATTAAATATGGTTCTAATCCATCGATTTGTTTTACTTCTCCTGATTTTATTAACTCCTCAGTTTCTCTCCTTCTTGTTGCCGACATTAAGGTTATTGTTTGGTTCATGTAGATTATCATTTCTTACTATTTAAAAATTCTACAATAACTTTAAACACGTTATTAGACCAATTAGGTAAATCATAACTGCTAAATTCTTCTCTAAAGCTAACATCTAAATACCCATAACCCACACTGCACCCATTGTTGTAAAGATAAAAACTACAGCTAAACTCTTTCTCAATTTTCTGTATTACAGTAATTAACTCATCTAAAGAGTTCCAATAACGTAATCCTCCATGGTGTCTACAAACATATTTATAATAAGAACCTTCAAAAAGTTTCCACCCGTTTTTATTATGATAGCGCAGTAGATTTATGTTAATCTTTATCTTTTTTATTTCCGCTTTATCTTCTTCCCCGACTTTGTAAGAAGTTTGTGTTACTTCTTGTATATCAGGTTCAGCACTTATTGTTTTGTACCAACCTGCTTTCATCCCTTTTTCTTTTAATTCTACCGAAAAAGGTAAATAAGCAAGATTCATATATTCAGCTATTCTTTTACTTCCGTTTGTAATTTTTTCTTCAGTCATTTATTGATTGTTTTTTGTATAACCATCTGTAAAACCTTTATCATAGGTTTTTTCAGTTTGTTGCTTATCTTTATCTAAAAGATTGTGCAACCAATTATAGTTGTTGTTGTAATAATCAGGACACATATCTTGCAAATCTTCTATTAATTCTTGTAATGCTGTTTTCATATTATTAAATTTTATGGTACAAATATAAAACAAAAAAGTGAAATACCAAAGCATTTCACTAATTATTTTCGCAAAAAAGATTAAAAAGAACAGAAAAACTAAAAAGGTGAATTATCCTTTAAGTCTTTAAAAGAAGGTTCAAACTGTGTTAAAGGAATTACTGGTTCTATTGGAGCAACTAATTCTGACAAAGGAGTTAATTTCTTTTTTTCTCCAAATACAGGTGTAATTGTGAATAATGGTGTTGTAGAAACACTACTTTGCTCTCTTTTAAAAATTCTCTCTGCAAAAATATCTTCAATATCTTTAATATCACTCCCTCTTCTTTTCAAATAAAAATAGTAAGCCACTCCGCTAGGTTCAAAACTAGCCGTGTTTCCATTACCAAATATTTTAAAGTCTTCTAGCCAAGGATAAGCCTCTTTTCCAAATACCATGAATTTATCTGTTATATGTAACCGCCAAGGAAGGATTTTAACATATAACACATCACAAAGCTTATAGAACTGCCCACTACTATAAATATCAGATTCTTTAGGTTTATGCTGTTTTGGATTATCAATTCTTTGTAGTATATTATCATTTAATTGATTAAGTATTATGAAACTAATAAACCAATGCATGTCTTTTAATCTGTTTACTTGAGTAAGAAATGCATCAATGGAAGATTTTTGATTATTCTTAGTATCTAAAATATTTTCAAGATTGTCAACAGTTACTACAAGTCTTTCGTTTGGATGTAGCGCAATTAACTCTTTTACATCTTCAAAAAACTGCTCAGGAGTTACAGGCTCGTTTTCATAGTAAATATTATTGTTTCTGTGTAAATCGCAAACTTTTCCTAATTCTATTAACTCATCTGCTGTTGGGTTATTATAAAGTATTTCAGGTTGTGTTTTACCTGTTTTTTGTGATATATCCCGTAATAAAATTTTAAAGAAATTAAGCTCCCAATTAGCGTGAAATTGTACTACATCAGGGTGATTTTCTCTAATATGAGACTGTATTCTCTCCAAGTCGAAGGTCTTTCCACTAAAACTCCTTGCAGTTATCCCTACAATTAAAGATGGAGTAAGTCCTCTTCCACAAGCTTTATCTAAATGAGGTATTCCCGTAGTAATTGGTTTAACCTTTCCTGACTGAAAATCGCTTATTAAAGAAATTGTTTTATTAGTAAGTTCAGTGCTCTTATATAATGCCATTTATTTTATTCCTCCGTTTTTATTTGTTTTGCCCAAAATTCTCTTACTTCGTATTCATTATCACACCAAAATTGATATATTTTGCTAGAATCTAAATTGTCTTTGAATTTTCCATAAGGGTTATTCTTTTTTTCAAAAAATATATATTCTAACACTTTTGTATAAGTTGTATTAGCTACAAACATTTGACAAAGATAGTACATTTCATGTGGAGTAAATCCCATTATTTGTCTAAATTCTGCACAATATCTTAGTCCTGCTTTTCTGTTACCTAACGTTCTTGTTGCATCTTCTTCTAAGTACATATTACATAAATAATTGTACATTTGTATATCAACATCAGTGACTAATGGAGTAGATATTAAATCTAAAGTATCTGTTCCTAGTTTTGTTGCGCGAATTTTTTGAAAATCATTATCCCCCTTTTTACCTTTTATAGACTCCAAAAAACCTACACTTAGCAAACTATTAACATTTAAAGAATATTCGCTTAAAACCTCTGAAACGTCTTCTATACGCATCTGTTTTGCTAATTGTAATACTTGTAAGTCTAGTAAGGAGAGATTTTTTGATTTAAGTAAGTTAATATTTATATAACTCATATTATCTAATCAATTAATTCTTCTATATTAACATTATATTTTTCCACTAGTTCAAAAAACTCTTCAAAAACTAGGTCTATTCCTTTAAGTACATTTTCGTTTTCTATTGTGTTTTCTATTCTTTTGCGTGAATTTACAGAAAACTCCCAAAGGAGTAAAGCCATATCTTGAGACTTTAGACATCTTTTGTACATTAACAAATCATCAAGATTATCTAAATCGAATTTTAAAATACCTTTTGCCATAATAAAAAAATTAAATAAATTTCTAGTGTAATTATAGAAAAATAAAATAACACTGTTAAGTGAAACTTAATTCTCGAACTCATTTTTCTGTTCTTTTTTATATTCTGTGCCATAATAGTGAGGCTTATCTTTACAATGACAGACTGTTGTAGCTTGGCAAGAATTTAGTAAAAGGGCTGTTAATATTAGAATTATTGTTTTCATAAAAATTGATTCAGATTTGGAGGAGTATAATTATTACTTTTTAGTATTTTACCCAAAGGTCTTGTTTTATCAAATACTCCATTTTCTCCATTAATTATGGGCAATCCTTCTTCATCTAATTTACTCATGTTACTTCTTTGAACTTCTTGAAAACAATCTTCAATGATGTTTTGCATTCCATGTTCTAAAATTGTCCCACATAAAATATAAAGTTGGTCAGTGAGTGCATCTGCTATTTCTACCAAATCATTATTTTCAACTGCTTCAAAATATTCATCATTTTCTTCATTCATTAAATCATAACGAAGTTTTGCTGTTTCTTTACTTATTAATGTTGGTTGAGTTTCTATATTTTGTCCAAAAACTCTATGAAATGTTGCTACTTGTGCTAATTGTTTTTGCATATTGTTATAAGTAAAATTGCTAATAATATAATAGATATTCCTAATAATTTGTTTATGTTTTTAACTATGAATTTTTGCATTATTTTAAATTTTTATACTCTTCACACGCCAAAAGAAAAGATTGAAAATAAGTTTCTATAATATCTTCATCATCTCTACAATCTATTGGTAGTGTGTATATTACTAAGTCTCTTAAACTTTGTAAAAATTCTTCCCTTTCTGTTTCTCTGTTGTGGTTATTACAACTCATTTCTACTCTCCTTTATATTAAAATACAAATCATACATTTTTAACATATTTGGATTTCCTTTTATTTGTTGGCGAAAGCTGAGAATCATATATTGCAACTCTTCTAATTTATTAGATAAATTTCCATTTCTTTCTTCCACTATTTTTTCTAACTTTCTGCCCACATCAAAAGCAAAGGCTGATATAGGTTCATCTTTTAAATCCATAACTTTTTTAATTGTTTTTCATCAAAATCAAATTGTTTTACATCTTTTTTAAACTCACAAAGAGTGGACTTTAATATTCCATCTGAGACGCTTGTATATACCTCTCCCCCGAATTGAAACACTTCAAAGTATTCTCCATCAGATAGAGTTACTAATAGATGTTTTCTACCTCTGCTCTCTATTGTGTTTATTTTTCTCATTTTATTGTATTTTAACTGCATTGACAAGTTCCATAAGGATTACTTTCTGAAAATGTAGATATTTGTTGACATAATTCACACCAAATTGTCCATGTTGTTTCTTCGTTTTCCATTATTTAATTGTTATGCAAATGTATGCTATTATTTTTTATTGTGCAAATTTATTTCTGTTTTTTATTTTTGGTGAATTCAAGTGTCTAATAACCCTATTAGCAATAGCTTTAGTTAAACCTCCTTTACCTTTAGTGCAGAAGAATGAGTTACGTTGCCAATATAACATATCGGTATCATCATCTAAAATAGCATATCTAACTTCTGTCATTTTAGCTCCTAGTACGCCTTTATTTCTCTCCATCCAAGCTTTAATTTCACATCCTCTTGGAACAGAATAAGTATCATCTGTATATCTTAATTTAGGAGTAACTCCTATTAATTCTCCTGTTATACCTGCTAATTTAAATCCTTCTCTCAATTCCACAAAAGTGTCAAAATAAAACCTGTGTGAACTACTAAACACAATTCTTGCTTTAGTTTCATCTGTTATTCTATTTAATCTTTTTACAGCTAAAGGACAAAAGTATCTAAAGTGCCATAAATCACTTGTACTACGTTTTGTAGACTTAACATAATAATTTTCATAGTTTAACACTCCATCTAAATCTACAAACAAATATTTTAGGTTAGTCATAATTAAATAGCCTCTAAATAATCAAAAAAGTCTTTATACTCTTCTACGTAGCACATCTCTTTAAAGTGCTGAAATTCGCTTTTATACTTATCATACATTGAATTACCCGATAACTTGCTAAATAAAGTGTTAGCACTTATATCAGCTAATTTAACAAAAACTGCTAGTTTATTCTCTGAAAGCTCTTTGTAGTATTTGTCAGACTTTCTTTCTTTTCTGTTTTTACCTTTTTCATCGGTCACACAATAAACAATATCGGCAAGCATTTTTCCTCCTATGGTATTACCTAAGTACTCAGTACCTAACTTTTCTACATCACTATAAGTTAACCTAGCATCTTCAATTGTATCGTGAGCAATTAATGCCAATTCTATTAGTTTATCTGAACTAAAAGAGTCTGAAAATGAGTTACCTTCATTTCTGAATACTTCATATTTTACTAAATGTTTGAACTTATTACCTTGAGCCTCTACACATTCTAAATGAAAGCTATAAGGTAATGTATTTGCATATTTTTGATTACAAACTACATCGTGTTGATTATAGATAAAGTCTCTAAATTTTTTCATAATAATTTATTTTTAATTACTCTGCAAATATATGTAAAATATTTTAACCCTACAAGCTTTTTCTTAATTTATTTTCCAAAATTTTACATTTAAACATAATTATACTCCACTGATAAACTATAAAATACTTCCGTTTCTTTTACTTAATCTGTTTGATTCTCTTTGCGCGTAATTGCTGTTTTTTGGTTTATTTTGCGCAAAGAACTGTTAAACTAAACTATGTGCTATGCTATACTCGGCGAAAAACTTTACACATAAAGAAAGTCAAAAACAGATAAATTTTACTCCGCCAAACAATAAAAAGCACATAAATCTTTAAATAAACTAAAAGATATTGTAATTATGAGACATAGAAAACCCCTTTAGGCTTTTTACAGTCCTTGACCAATACTTCTCCTTTTGTGAAAATTTGATTATATTGGCGATTTAAACTCACAACTTCCGCAACGCTGTACGTCAGGATTTCTCCCTACACCCACACACTACATACCTACCCTTCTCAAAATGGTATGATTTAACGTGCCCGAAACTTTATATGTAAGCAATTTTTTTCGGCTATCGGGGACAATTTTCATTTAGTTCTATTGGCTTTAAAACCTTATTGAGACATACCTCTTTCAACTAACATATATTCAACCCAACGTCTATCCCTCTCCGTCCCCTATATAACACAATACCTTATATAGACTTTATTAATGGCTTTCCTAAACCAACCTTAAGGGTGTAAATGCACTTCTGCATCTGCCTTGTAGAAATGAAAAAGTTCTTAGATTTATAAACGAGAAAAAGAAATCTTCAGGGCTCTCACACACCTTCTAATTTCTTTTCGTTTTTAACCTAAGAACTGAATCTTATTTATTATAACGATTTTAGTGGTGAGAGATAAAATCTTATTTTCCGCAATAAAAAAAGAAACAGAAAAATAATTTTCCATTTCAACACTGCAAAAATACTACTTTAAAACCACCCATGCAAATTAGTTATTTTTTCTGTAACTAATTATAAAAATCCTTTATTTAAATAAAGCCAATATCTTTCATACTCAGTTAGAATAGATATATTTTGTATTGTGTTGTTATTTACTATTATTTTCTTTTCTTCTTCGCCCGAAAAAAGATAATAAACACCATATAAATCTATACTCTTAACTACATACAAAGGAAGTCTAACAGATATATCTAACTTATAGTTTTCAATAACTGTATTTACCCAACTTTCATTTGCTCCTAAGTCTAAGGCTATTTGTGAAGGGTTTTTATGCTTTAATAGTTCTTCAATTATAAGATGTTTTAATCTTTTCTTAGAAAATTGCATTTTAGTTTTGGATGTTGTTTATATACCTCAGCTTCATCACACCAAATGTACCTATAATGGCTGTCCTTATAGAGTTCTTCAATATAAGGTGTATCTTTTCTGTCAAACTTTCTAAAGGATTTATCTGTTTTATCTGTTGTGGCAAGAATAAGTTTATTTGAAGTATATCCCACTACTATACCACTATATGATGGATATTTTAATTCTTTACCTTTTAATTTTTTATAAACTATTTCCATTTTAAGTTATTTATTTTGTTATAAGCATCCTCTATTAATTTACAACAGTCAAGTGCATCCTGAGCAGGTTCTAAGCACTTATCTAAATATAAGCGCAGTGCTGAGTGGATATTTGGTCGGAAATACTCTTCTTTATACACTCCCATTTCCTTTGTGCCGTCTTTTTTCTTTACTTCTCTTTCTTCTTGAAAAGTTAAAGTGAAGTTGTTTACACCATCGTAGATAATGCTGTATTTTTCATCTAATTTCATATCTATATATTTATTTACTATAATATCTTAATTCCATCATTTTTCCACGTATTCCATATTCTCTTGTCGCAGAATTAGGATTTAAAGTAAAATCATCTGCTTTATACCACATCTTCATTCCATTTATCATAGCTCTTACAGGAAATACCCTTGTTCTTCCTTTTATTAACCCATCTTCTGCAAAACTTTCTACTGCACTTAGTAGTTCTTCAAATGTTTCTGAATTTGCTACTTTTTGATACTTTTCTAATTCTTCCATTTTATTTAAGTTTATTTACAATATATTCTTCTAAAGTGTCTTGTATCTTACATGCATACTCACTCTTAAGATTATAACCTCCAACGCCTGTAAGCCGTCCCCAACCTCGAATTAATATAAAAGGTTTCTCATCAACTGAAATTAATCCTGATTCAGAAGTTACGTTTTGTCTTTTATAATCAGTTATCTCTCCATTTAAAATCTTAATTAGTTTTTTTTGTGTTTCTTTGTCGTTAAATTGAAACTGAAAAATAAAATTTGAATCTGCATCATAAACCCAATTTCCATATTTAGCTTGTTGGAAAGGAAACTTATATAAATCTTTAAAGGACAAGTCTTCTAATGGAATACTTTCTATTCTTTGTTTTTCCGCCTTTAGTTTCTTACTTTCTTCTTTAATTAAGGCATCTTCCTGTTTATCTTTTTGACTTTCTCTAAAACTAAACCATTGGGTTTCATTATTATTTGAAGTTAATACCTTTGGAGTATTTTTTATTCTGCTATTTTTTATGTATTTACTGTTCATAATTAAAATTCTATTATTTCTACTCTCATTTTATTTTTGTACAAAAATTTTAACATGTCTTCTGCAAATTCTCTACTCTTAAAAGTAGCTACAATCTTATCTGTTGAATAATCTATGAAATTACCACCGCCATTACCGTAAGAAGGGTCACACCATCTTTCCCCTTTTGTATGATGAATTAAATCATACACTAAGCTGTCTTTTTTAAACCAATATTTTTTTATTCTTGGTTTTATACTGTATTCTGTTGATTTTTTGTAACTATCTTTCATTTTTCTGTTTTAAGTTTTGTAGGAGTTATGTCTTTGCGAGAAATAAAAATAAAGAAACAGGAATATCTAGCTTACTCTACTTTGATAAAAATTAAGTAATTGTTTTAATTCTATTCCACTATGGTGGAGAATTTTCACTACTTCTAAATTAATCCCATCTAATCTCTCAAAATCATAGTTATTTTTGGTAATAGTCTTATCAGTACTTTCTTTTATTATTTTAGATAGGGTTGCTAAATCTTTTTTATTTTTAGTGTTCATGTTTATTATAGTTTTTTGCGCGAATACGAGGCACGAGTGCTTAAAAATAAAGAAGCAGAACATACGTAAGCACCCCAAAATTAATGTTTTTAATGGAATAAAAACTGATTCTTTAAATAAAGACAACTTGACTAATAGCTTTTTAGTCCAATCACTAGGTTGTCAGCTTTGTGTCCACAGCAAGATTTGAACTTGCGACCTGATGATTATGAGTCATCTGCTCTAACCAACTGAGCTATGTGAACTACTATGGCACTTTTCCTTGTTATCGGTCAGTTACCATTTCTATAAAAACTTATTTAATAATCAAATGTGTTATATATCCCATCCCTAAAACAATCCAAGGTAGTATTAAAGAGCCATATACAACCATATCATTATCTTCATGTTCTTTTACAGCTACTAAATCTACAGCTTTAATTTGATTGAATAAATATAAAAAGCTACTAAGTCCTATTGCTTGCCAATATGTTATGTTTGGTAATCCCGCAAAAACGGGAAATAAAAACCAAAAGTAAAACTGATATGTTAATAACCCACCTGTAAATATACCGTAAAAATATCTAAAAATTGTTTTCATATTTAATTTATCTAATGTTTCTAAAACTTGAAATTTTATCTTCCGAAAATGGATAGAATGACACTGCAATTATTTGATTTGTACTATCAATTACAATATAACTATAACCACCTTGTTTTATTAAACCTGTTGATGGTTCAACCTTACTGTAAGGATACATTTTCTTTAGATTTTTTAATCTGTTCGCTTCGTCTGCGCAGGATAACATGCTAAATAATAGTATAGCTCCTAATAATGTTTTTTTCATAGTCTTTAATTATTTCTTTTGCAAATGTATGCCTTTTATTTTTATTGTGCAAGGATTAAGAAAAATATTTATTAAAAATTTTCCAATATTCTGAAATTTCTATGCAAGTTGGTGCTACAGTTTCTCTTAAATACTTTTCTATATCTTCTCTTTTATAAGGAGTTTCAATTATATCAAGCTCTCCTGATAGTCTTAAAACATTTTTATCACCAATTATTAAATTGTTGCCTTTTCTTCCTAAATGATATACTCTACATCCACCGATTTCAAATCCTTCATTCTCTCTCTGATAAGCATACAATCTAGTTTGAAAATATTTATTCATATCTCCATATTTAGTTTTCATGTTAGCGGAGTTACCTGTTTTTAAATCATCAATAAACAACTTTTTATCCTCTTCATAGTATTCATGGTCACTAAACCCTTGTAAAACACAATCTTTTAGACCAAATGGTTCTAAATCTATTACTATTTCAGATTCAAATTTTGAAGCCCTAAACTTAGGAATTTTATTTATAATTTCTATATCGCTGTCTGTTAGGTATGCACTCCTTGTGCCATCTTCAAAATACTTCCCACAGAATCCACCATAAAGAGCAAATATTCCACTATCCTCTGTTCCTAAACCTAACACGTAATCTTTTAAATATCCTAGCTTATACTCTTTAAAAGAGCCTAACTGAGAATAACTTATTTTTTCTTTTCCTAAATGTTGGGGGTAATTTCCACCCTCATTTAAATACTTTTTTGGTAATTCTATCTTAGTTGCTTTCAAATTCTTCTTTTAATTTATTAATAATTTCATCTATCTGTGTTTGATTTATCACCTTACCAAAATTTTGGTCTATCTCAGCTAAAGAGGCTTTTATCAAATCAAAAGCCAACTCTTTGTCCTTTTTACTTAATTTCTTTTTAATAAAGATTTGTTTTAAGTGTTGTTTATCTGCTTCTGATATGGATTTACTTGCATTTATTTTTTGTAGTAGAGGTAATTCTTTTGTTATTTCTTTTTCCACCACATCTTCTGAATAAGCTGTTATGTACTGTACTTGGTCAAATTCAAAAATATTCTCTTGTTTAAACTTCCTAAATACGTTGAACGTAGCTATTGAATCTAATGAACAGTATCTGCCAATTCTACTAAACTCCTTTCTAAAATATGCAGAACCTACCTCATCTCCTACTAAATCAATCTTACTAATTGGGATACTTAAAACATTACATAAAGCTTGTAAAGAACTTCCTGCTCCTGTACCACCACACTTCCATAAATCATTGGTGCATAAATTTAATCCCTCCCAAGGCTTTAAATTACTGGAATCCAAGCAGTTAGGTATTTGTAGCCCATTAATAATATACCGTTTAGAAGTATAAGGGTAATCAAAATATTTACTTGCGTGCCCCACTAATCTATATTGTGAGTTATGAGCTTGCATATTATTTAAAGTAATTGACAGAGCTTCTAAAATAGCTTTTTCATTTTCTCCATAATATTCTTTACATACTAGGTTTCCTTGTGGGTCTAAGTAAGCTAGACTTACTGCACAAATTTTAGAAAATTCTGCATATAATGATGCCAATCGTTTCCATGATTCTGATAACTCTTCTTCTGTTGGTACTATACCATCTTGTTTATTTTTATACCGCCAAGCATCTTTAAATCCTTCGTCGAGGTCTTTAAACTCATTTGCTAACCTTACAGTTTCAATGTCAATTGAAACTATTAAATTTGATTTAATATTTTGTACTGCTTTCATTTAATTTATATAAAATTGTTGTTCATAATCTATTTAAATACTTTTTTAGTGCAAGTAATCCCATTTTTTTGAGCTTTTACAATCACTATACCTTTTGGCTCTTTTACTTTTTGCCCCAACAAATTAAAATATTCAACATTAGTAAAATTATCATCTAAATTATATTCAAATTTAGTTGTTGATAGAGTTGCTATTTTTATATTTTCAATAATATTCTTTGCAATTAAAGAATGAAAATAAGCATCAGGATGCACTTTATCAGGTAAATGGCTGTAAGGATAATCAACTTTACTTAAACTCTCGTAGTGGTCAAAATATTGAATACCAACAGCATCTAATTTATCTCTCAAAACTTGAGCAAAAGCATTGTATCGCTCCATTGTCGCAGGAGTAAACCAACCATATAAAGAAGATGGATATTTTGCAAGCCCCACATCAGTTATGTAATATCTTACATTAAACTTTATATTGTCCTTATTCCAACCTGCGTTAAACAAAGCCTGAATAACTTTATCTATTGCTTTTCCAAAATTTTCAATAGTATAATTAGGTAGATTAATTCCAACGTCATTTGTCAAGTATGATATAAAAATCAACCCATCAGTTTCTACATTATATATAGGAATTTGGTTATTATCTGCCCGATATTCCATGTGCCTACAGTCCACT